ATAAGCACCCGGTGCCGAAGGTTGGGCTACAACATCAACTGTGATGATCTCGAAATCTGAAACTTCGCCGCCACCGTATTCAGAAATGTTTCCACTTCCTCTTGACGATACGCCTAGTTTCACACCCGATTCCAGCATAGTTTTGACAAGTTGGCCCATTGGTGTTGGCAAAATTTTCATTTTGCCGTATCCATTTGGACCGTCCATCCACATTTCAGTAATCATGTGTGACACACGGTCCAAATTAATTTTTAAATCATCTGGATGGTCCACTTCACCTAACACAGAGTACCCTGAACTAATCTGATCATTCAGTGTTTTTGTTGCTCTCGCAATTTCTTGCACTGGATAAACTCTCTGATTAGCATTTTTAATCCCACCTTGAATACAGATGCCTTTCATGTACAAATCTTTTCCGTCGTTCTCGTGTAAGATCTGGACTCTGGCTTCGTTAAAAGTTAGATTCTCCCTTAGGTATAGTGCTGACATTCCAAACTCCTGTTAATCAACAATTACTTGTTAGCAACTGGTGATTTTGCTGATTTATCTGAATGGTCCGCAGTATCGGCTTTGCCTGGCTTCTTGTAAGAAGTAGACTTGTCTTTACCTGGGGTATTCTCAAAATCACTCATTTTCTGTGCAGTTGGAGCCGGTCTTCCTTTTTCGTCTGCTCCGCCTTGTGTAATTTTACCACCTTTTGGTAGTTTGTTACCTGCATCTTTTACTGGAGATGATTTTGAATCAGCATGGTCGGCTGTATCTGCAGACTTCTGGATTTTGTATTCATCCATTTTTTCTTTTTTCATGTCTGCTTTTTTGCCTTCCACTGGCATTTCTGGAGTTAATGCTGGTGCAACTTCTAAAGACTCGTCTTCTTTTTCTTCTTCACCGTCTTTTTTGCCCATCATTGCTTCGAATTCTGCTTTTAATTCGTCTAAAGCGTCTTCTAAGTCAACAACTCTGTCTTCAACATCACCTTCGCCTTTGTCAGCGTCCATGTCTGCTGGCATTTCTTCGCCGTTGCCTGCATCCATTTCGCCTTCTTCTTCGCTAGATATGTCTTTAACCAATTCGTCAGTTGCGTCTCCGCCTACTTCTTCAATTGATTCTTCTTCAGTTGTTTCTGATTCAGTTGCTTCGTCTTCTAATTCTACAACTTCGTCTACTTGTTCGTCTTTAGATTCTTCAGAAGTTTCTTCAACTTTGTCATCTTTTGCTTCTTCTGTAGTTTCTTCTACTTTTTCTTCAGCAGTTTCTTCTACTTTTGCTTCTTCAGATGATTCAGTTTCTTTAACTTCATCTTTAGACTCTTCTTTTGCCTCAGCAGTCACTTCTTCATCCGCTAAATTTTCGTAGATATCTCTTGATTTTTCAACTACGATTTCGTGGAAAAGTGCTTCTGCTTTGTCGTTTTCTTCGTTTATTAGTAATTCCAATAAACTCTCAAATTTATTATTTGACATTACACGTGCTCCTTTATTGTCGATTTGTACTTATAAGTGTTTGTATTTACTGTAAAGATGCAAAAACGGTGGTATAACTGGTGTAAAAAGAGGTATTTTTCTATGATTTTAGTTTCAAATCAAATTGTGTAAGGAATTCATCGGTGGTTGGGTGTTGCATGTTCTTCATCCAGTCAAGATCTTTCGGTGTAAACCAATTTTCAGGCACTACTCTGTGAAACTTCACATCTTTGAAGTCTTGTAGACAACGCTTTGTTTGGTTCATCCAGTTTCCGTAAAAGGTTGCCTCGTCCTTACGCCTCTTGTAGTTCCTTGTGTCACCGAATATGTTGTTCAGTTTGAATCTTTGGCCGTCCCTGTGCCCTTGATAGTCAAACCCCAGTATGTATATCTCTTTGAAACCACGTTCGCATGCCATTCTAAGTGCTGTTGGTCCACTTGACCAACCCAGGCTTGGTTTGAACCAATTGCAGTGATCCATTATTCTTTGATTTTTGTTATACTGAGCATTGAAGTTGCTCCACACTTGATTGTGCATCATGTACTCTGTTTCCCCGATCTCCATTATCATTTTTGGGTCAACTGCTATCAAGAAGTCTGGTCGATGTGTCCTATAAACGGCATTGCAGGCAAAAACAGTGCCTAATTTCTTAAGATCATCGATATCGATGCCCTTACGTGATTCACCGTTTCCTAATACAAATGCTATTCTTGACATTACAACGATAAGTTATCGTCTTGTGCTGGAGTGCCGTACATCTTTTGGACGAAAACGGCTTCTTCTTTCTGTTGAGCGTCGTGTGCCTCTGACGCTAACCTCATTGAATTGATTTGTTTGAGAGTCAAACGTGTTTTTCTTGTATCTTCATCGTCTAAAATAGAGATGTCGTTTTCAGGTTCATAGGTTTTGTCCTGTTCAAACCCATCTGCGCCGTATGTAAAAAATTCAAATAGTTTCATTTTACGTATTTAATCCTTATACCTGGCCACCGCCACCTGTACCACCCGGCGTTGTGCCACCGCCACCTTGTCCACCCGGTGTAGTTCCTGGTTGTCCTGGTTGTGGTTGATCCGGTCCTGGTGCTTCTGCATCTGCTGTTGGCTCTTCAAATTGGTCTAAGTCACTAGTGATACCTGATTGTGTAACACCAGCACCTCGTAGTTGGTTAGATTTAGTCTGTTTCCTTTGTGGGACGTTGTTTTCTTCTGCCCATAGTTCGGCATTTCTTGCCATTTCTTCTTCAGTAAGTCCAAGATATCTTTTTAACGCAAATCTTTTACTCATGTAAGGCAGTTCTGCAACTGCTGTGAATGTATTCACCCTACTTTGGTCCATTTCTGTCTGTCTATACTGTGCAAAGTTTTGTGGTGGATTTAATTTTAGTTCAAACATACCATTGTCTATGTTGTAGCCTTTTGATTTTATCCATAATTTAAACTCTTCATCGAATGTTCCTGCCAACATTGATTGTAATCTCGCACAATACTTGTTGAATCTCAATTCTTGTATGTAAGCAGTTCCAACTCTACCGTCATTGTACTGCTGTCCACCGTCTTCTGCACCAGTTGGCAAGTATGAACTAGGTATTCTTAATCCTCTGAACAGTTTGTTTGTGAAGAATCTCAAGTCATCTATCTCACCAAGGTTTGTACCACCTGGAAGTGTGTCCACTTTAGAACCTCTACCCTCTGCTGTCTGTGGGAAGAAGTAATCTTCGTTTATGGACATTGGGTTATATGTTGCATCTATGAAGTTTGCTCCACCTGATGCACTTGGAATTCTTCTTTGATTAATTTCGTTTTTCACTCTTTCAACAAATTGCATCGCCAAGTGTGTTGGCATGTTACCTACGTCTATGTAGAACACTCTTCTTTCAGGTGCTCTCTGTACCCTGTAAATAATAATTGCGTCTTCTAGTAATTCTTTTTGTTTGTAAACTTTGAAAACCTGTTCCAACACTGACTGTCCAAATGGGAATAAGTTGTCTAAACCATCTGACATCGACATGTGTATTACATTTTCTGCATTAATGTTGTACGCATTCATTGTTTTGTAGAATCTGCCGCCCGAGTTTCCGCCTGCAAACCCCGACATGTTGTTAGTTGCACCTGCATTGGCATAACTTGAACCATATGCCGCTGTACCACCGCCAGTTGTTCCACCGCCACCGTATGTTTGGTTAGGTGTGATCTGTGTTGCTGATAATCTTTGTAGGTTTGGATTGATATCTCTTATAACATACTGTTCAGGTTTCTTGCCTTCTGATTCATTTACAACAATTCTGTCAACTTTTGCATTGTCAACATACAACCATTTCATTGTTTCTGGATCTCGCACAAAGAAACAGTCACCATATTTCAGTGCATTCCTGAATATTCTAAAAATTCTTTTGTTAAACTTGTTACTGCTTGTCCATTGTTGAAGTGCCTTCTTAAGAAGTTTCACTTCATGTTCTGTGGTCTCATCTTTGAACACAATGTCAAATGGAGTTTCGTTCTCTGTGTTCTTCTGTGTTGAAAATTCTGCTAGGATGTCAAGTGCGGCATTAATTTCCGAATCAGAATCCATTTGGTCATACTGAAAGTATCTCTGTATCCTGTTGGGGTGTCCTGTGTAAACATCAGGTAGGTAACTACTATAATTTCTTTTAGCAAAATTAGGAACTTTCTCACCACTAATTGGTGACATGTTCGCGTCTTTAAAATATTTTTTCCAAGCCATACTTTATATTACAATCTTTTTAGCATTTTAGCAACCTAAACAATACCCACTTGATTACGATCTTTACGTGCGGTTGTTTCGACAGCCTTCAATGCCCTTGCTTCCACTGTTACAAGCGTATTTACGCCGGTTGCCACGTTCGCTAGGCTCTGGTTGGTTGTGTTTAGAGCGGCTAACATTGAGGTCATTTTTTGTTCTAATGCCGCTGTGTTGAATGTTTTCTGTAGATCACTATTGGCAGTGACCGCACTGGCCGTACCTGCCGTGATTAATTCCGGACCTCTTTCTCCTGTGAGGTAGGTTTTACCAGCATCCATGCCGCCACCAAATTGTCTCTTGTTAGAACTGTTCATTGCAAGTCCGGCTAGTCCTACCAGTGTACCGACACCTGCTCCAACCAGTGTTCCTACACCCGGAATCACTGATCCAATCATTGCACCGCCTGCCGCACTTGATAATACTCCCATGGCCTTTCCGCCTGCCGTCTCTGACGTGGCCGCCATGCCGGCACCACCTGCCGCCAATCCAATTCCGCCGGCAATTCCTAGACCACCTTTGAGTCCCTTTTTGCCTATTGCACCTGCGGACATACCACTTGGCATGATGTGTGCTGTACCTATTCTAGTACCAGCGGCAACAATACCTATCTGAGCCGCTTTGTTGAATAAAAATTTTCCTGTCAATAATCCTGCAAATAATCCTGCTGTCAATGCCGGTGAATTTTTTAATGTGTCTGCTATCACACCACCGCCCTTGAACATTTCCTGCACACCACCTATCAGTTTGCCCAATTGAGGACCAAATGCTTTCAGCAATCCTGTTTCAATTCCCTGGAACTGGCTTGCCAGCACTTTGGTTGCTTGTTCAAAACTTGTCAAATTCTTCACAAGCTCTGAGGCCGACTTGTTCTGTTCGCCGGTAACGGCATTTATATCAAATACCCTGTCCCTGAATGCAAGTAACGGACCTTGTAAACTTGTGAATCCAATTTGCCCTGTAACTGTTGCGTTTTTCAATCTTTCAACGCTCTCTGGTACCAAATCGGCAAACATGGCCAAAGATTCTGCACTGGTATTTGTACCATTAATTAAATTTTCTATGACGCCTCGTAATTGCGGAATGTTTTGAATTAATTCTATTGACGCATCTGTTACTGGTCTGCCAGAGTTTGCAATTAAGTCCTGGATACCGGTTGCCAATTCTGGTGATGCCTGTGCAACACTGGCCGCAAATCCTTGTAGCCTTTGACGTGTTTCTTCCGTTTGTCCTTGCAACGCAACTTGGAATCTCTCATTTGATTTTTGAGCATCTATCTGTGACCTCAATTCATCTCTCTGTGCACCTGTAAGTTTTGCCAGTCTATCTAGTTCTTCTGCAAAATTTATCGCACTGTCAATCCTTTGCCTGTCGGTTAACGAATTTAGTACTCCTGTCCTTCTTTGTGAATCTAAGTTCAGTAATAGTGTCTCGTTTATTTCGTCAACTGTGAATCCTAAAGGTGTTAGCCTATCTTTTCCGAGGTCTCTTGTTTGGGTTCCTAGTAAAGCAATCTGTTTTGCTCCTTGTGTGGTTGATCCAAACAGGGCGGCCAGATTTGACGAGTTGTTGGCGACCAATGCCGCAAAGTCATCAAGTGGTAAGGTCGCCGCCGCGGCCGCCTCCCTCAAATCCACTATGCTCTTGCCAAAATTTGCACCCGACAATGACAGTTGCCTAAACGTCTCTATGTTGACGTCTAATCTGTTTCCAATTGTTTTTAAGCCTAGGATGTTGTCAGTGAAAGCACTGATAGAACCTTGTCCCTGGAACGCGGCCTTGCCTAAACCAACAAAACTGTTGCCAACTTTTTTTATGCCTTCAACAAGATCTTCTTGGCTTTTGATTAAATCTCTCTGGCCTTCAATAACTTTTTCGACCAGTTTCAGTTGTTTTTTGTCTTCTTTTAGTAAATCCTTGGCCACCGCCAATTTGTCTATCAGTTGTCTACGTTCCTGTGTGGTAAAAGGCTGTTTGGCCTTGAGAACCTTGAGCTCATCCGCCGCCGCTTTGGCTCTTGCACTGGATTTACCAGTTAAATTGTTGAGTGCTCTGATTAGCTCGTTTAATTGTTGTTCGTCCATACGACTTTAAAATTCACCTTTTTCTACGCATATAAATATTGACACCTATACGCTGTTAGTGTATATTTATAGAATAAAAAAATGACAGAAAATACAAACCCATTACACAAATATTTCAGGCAACCAGCTCTTTATGTATCGTTGCCATCAGGTAGCAACTATCCACCACACGTGATGACACCATCACAAACCGGTGAATTGGGAATAATGCCCATGACTGCAAAAGACGAAATTAGATTCAAGACACCTGATGCATTAATGAACGGTCAAGGAGTTGTGGACGTGATACAGAGTTGCTGTCCGGACATCAAAGATGCTTGGCAGATCAGGAGTCATGACCTAGACACAATATTAATAGCCATCAGGATTGCAACTTACGGTGAGACAATGGAAATTAATTTCAATGTTCCCAACGCAAACGAAAGTGTGGCCCACACGGTTAACCTACCTTCACTGTTAGAAGGGCTCAAGTCACAAAAAATAGACACAGAGTTTGTGCTGAAAGACGGCTTGAAAATTACTATACGTCCTTTAACATACAAGGACATGACAGACACTTCTTTGCAAACATTTCAACAACAAAAAATGTATTCGGCTGTGCAGGACAGTGCAATGTCCGATGAAGAAAAAGGGAAAAGATTTAATGAGGCATTCAAACAACTGACCGAACTCAACTCCAATATACTTCTAAAAAACATCGCATCAATTGTAATGACAGATGGCACAGAGGTTTCAGATCCGGCACAGATCAAAGAGTTTGTTGACAATGCAAACGCATCTCTGATAAAGGAGATCGAGGCTAACATGGCAGAATTAAGATCGCAAGGCGCAGTGAAACCATTAAAACTTAAGGCCACTGAAGAGCAGATCAAGAAGGGTGCACCGGCTTCGTATGAAGTACCAGTGACATTTGATACCGCAAATTTTTTCGTATAACCTTGCTTTCACAATCGGAATCTGACATTATAAAAACGCTCAAGGACATGGAGAACTCACAGAAAGAATTAAAGCATGAACTGGTCAAGATCAGTTGGTACATGCGTGGTGGACTAACATACACGGAGGCCAACGCATTGTGCCCTACCGAGCGTGAGATAATAGCACAGTTGGTAAAAGACAACCTAGAAACAACTAAAAAAAGCGGTCAACCTTTCTTTTAAAATATAGTATACTATAATGGTGTTTGAAAAAGCAGATAATTACAGGACATTATGTCAGAACGAGATCTAGTTCGAGAACTTAAGGAAAACATCAAGGAACTAACACAGGACCGAGATGATGCCCTGGCCAAAGTCAAGACCAAAGAGAGCCGTATGCGACAGGTCATGATAAAACTAGAACACGCCACATCCGATGTGCAGGCAACTGGACACAAGATAGGCGAACAGAACAAACAGATATCTGATCTTCAAGCCAAACTAGAGACCAAAGACAGACTGCTCGAAGAGGCGCTGGAAAGGATCAAGGCACTGACTGATGACTCAACAGAAAAAACAGACCCCGACACAGACGATCCAG